ACTTCTACCAGCGGGCGCGCGAAGAGGGCCAGCTCGGCATCGCACCGTGCGATCAGAGAATCCTGGCCACGTCGCATATCCACCAGGAGATATTCCACAACGCCGTCACCGCCCGTCCTGGCGGCGTGCTCGGCCTGCGCCAGTAGATCATCACGCTGCACCCAGAGATGAACCGGCGCGCCTTTCGCAACGGGCGCGGTGATACCGGTGACGCCCGTCAACATCGCGGCGGGCACGGCCGGACTGCCGTAGACCACCGTGGTGTCGACCGCGCCCGGGCCGCTGGCGGGAATCCCGGTGAGCGTCTGGCCCGCGATACCGGTATAGCGCACGACCTGGCCGCCCTGCAGGACCACCCACCCGCCGCCAGGAAGAAACGGCGCAGCGGCCGCGACCGGCAGACTCGTCGCGCCGGGGTTGACCTGGCCCGCTGGCTGTTGGAGGCCGGACGTGTCCGCGCTCGGTTCCAGCACCGCACCGCCGAGCGTGATATCCGAGGCCGTGATCGTCGCGGTCGTGTCGACGTTGTTGCCGATGACCAGCGCGAGACGGCGCACCGTCGAGCCGACCGGCGACATATACAGCTCGCGTTGCGTGACGGTCGACGCGCCGACCGGAATCCCGGAGACGGCGACGCGATTGCCGACGGCGGTGCCGGTCGTGAGCGCGGCCGCGCCAAGCCCCGCGTTCGTGATGCTATCGGTCAACGCGGTCGTGGTGTTGTCGGCCAGCGTGGTGACCAGCTTGAACGTGCCCGCGCCGTTGAAGCGTCGATAAAGTTTCCGCGCGGTGACGTTGAAGCCCCCGGGCGGAATCCCGGAGACCGGGATCCGCTGGACGGCGGTGCCGGTGGTGTTCGCGGTCGGCGCATCGACACCGAGCGCGCTATTGGGTGCCGAGTCGAGATGGCTCGTCGCGGTGTTGTTGGATAGCGTGGTCAGCAATCGCCAGGTCCCCGCCGTCTGGAAGCGTCGATAGAGGCGGCGGGCCGTGGTCCCAGCGGGGCCGGTCGGCACCGAAAAAATATTGATGCGGTTATTCGGTGCTTGCGCCAGCACCGAAGGACTCTCCGGACTCGGCGTGGTTTCACCGGTCGCGTTCACGAATGTCACCTTGTAATCGTGATACCCCTCGTCCAGGCTGCCGCCCGCTTCCGCTTGATCGATATGGACCGGACTCGGCGGGGCGAGCTGCCCGACGGCGGATGCCGTGGTGACCGCATTGCTAATCGGCGACGGGGTCGTTTCCCCGAACGCGGTCACGAATGACACGGCGTAGTCGTGCGTGCCCTGATCAGGACCGGTGCCCGCGAGCGCGGCCCCTGCAACCGGCGCGGTCGACGGCGGCGGCATGGTCGGCACATCGATTCCGGCGAACGGACTCGGCAACGACTTCCCCGACGCGGTCACGAACACGACCGCGACATCATGATGACCCGCGTCGACTCCGGCACCGGGCGTGACCCCGAGTAACGGCGCGACGGTGGGACCCGCGCCCGGACCGACCAGCGTGCCGCCTTCGGAGAGCGCGACACCACCGAACGCGATGCGGTCTGATTGCGCGCCGTCCGGGGTCCTGGCGATAATCGCGGTCCCGCCGAGCGGCGGAAAGGCCGCGCCGTCTTGGATCGGCACCATGTCTTCACCGGGCAAGAGGTCGGCCTGGATGTTCTCGCCGTAGCCCTTGCCGTAGATGCGGGTCCGGAGTTGCGAGCTGTCGACGTTCGCGCGAATCGCGGGGTCGAACAGAAAGCGTTTCGGCGTGTGGTCAATGGGGTCTGGCGGCACCTCGGTATCGACCAGGAACAGATAGACCGTCGCGTCTTCGACCTTGCAGTAGCCGCCGATCATGGTCGCCAGGCGCGTCAGCGCGGCGATAAACGTATCGGTGCCGTCGAACACAATCGAGACCGGGGGAAGCGCATCCTCAACGCCAGCGGTCGAGAACTCGGGCACGCACTGGTCGCGCAGCGCGGCCGCAATCGTGGAGGCCGAGACCTGATCGAACACGCCGAACGGCCGACGCGCATTCGCCTTCGCGGTATCGTCAATCGCGGTGACCGCCCAGGCCACCTCCGTCGGGACCGGGGCGAAAGATTGATCGACGGTTTGCACCTGGCCCGAGAACAGCACCCGCGCGCCTTCGTTGATGGTGATCCGGAGTGATTGCCCGACGGCAGGTCCGTCGCCCTCGATCACCAGCGCGCACGTATTCGGCGCGTCGTTGAGAATGTCCCGAATCGTCAGGCCCTTCATTCGCACGCGGCCCCGCACGTCGACGCCGTCAATCGTGATAACGGCCTGCGTCTCGCGCGGACTTGGCACCATCGTGGCGCGCGTCGAGAACCGAATACCGGCCGCACCGGTTATCGTGGGCGGGAGAAAGGACGCCGCTGCTGAGAATCGAAACGCGGCCGCGCCCGCGAATCGTGTCGTGGTCGTGAGATGCCCAGCGGACGCAACGGTGATTCCTGCTGACCCCGAGAGTGCGGCGGGCGCGGTCGAGAGCGTGGCCGCTGCCCCGATTCGGAGTCCCGCCGCTGCTGCGATATGGATGCCGGTTGTGAGTGAGCCTGCTGCCGCCAGGCTGAACGCTGCCGCCGCCTCTAGGCCGCGCGGCGTCGCGGTCATCGTGAGCGTGCCCGAGCTGGTGAACGTGTGGACCGTATACGGACCGGCGAAGGTGATCGCCCCGCCCGTGCCGGTGAAATCGGCGGTCAGATATCGCGCGATGACAATGCCGCTGCCGCCGCGCCCACCGAAGTAACCATTCGCACCGCCGCCGCCGCCGCCGCCGCTGTTCGCCGTGCCGGATGTGCCAGTGGTATCACGCCCGCCCGCGCCGCCGCCGCCCGCCCCGCCCGGGCCCCCCGTTTGACTCCATGCGCTACCGCCACCGCCGCCGCCGTAATACGTCGCGACGCCGGAAAAATCGTTGCTGATCCCTGGCCCGCCCGCGCCACCGATACCACTATTACCAGTGCCGCCAACGCCGCCCGCGCCACCACCGCCGCCCGAGCCGCGACCAGGATCAACCGTGCTACCAGGGCCGCCGTTGAATCCTTGACCAGCTACCCCGGTCCCGCCGATGCCGGTGTAAACGCCGCCGCCGCCAGACCCGCCTGGGAGGCCATTCGGATCGGAAAAATAAAACCCGCCCGTCCCGCCCCCGGTCGCCACAGTGCCATCCACTGCGGAGTTCCCGCCCGGCCCGCCATGCGCATCGATACCCGTGCCCCCGGCACCGACCGTGATCGTCCGCGACGCGACGGCCGGGAGCCCGACGATCCGCACGCCGCCCGCGCCGCCGCCCGCGCCTGGTGTCGCTGTGGTTCCGGCAGACCCGCCCGCCCCGCCCGCAACGATCAGAACGTCAAGATCGGCCATAGACTACCGGTGGATGCCGGGTGGAGTTCGGGAGGGCCGAGCGGCGGGATGTGGCTGTCTCATGGTCCTGGTCATCGTGCTGGTCATCGGCGCGGCCGTCGGTCCGTGGTTCGTGGCCTGGCTTATCCGACCGTGACCGTCAACTGATCGACCGCGAACGACGGCGCGGGGTCACCGCTCAGAATCGTGCGCGCAGCCGTCAGCGCATCCCAGATCAACAGATTGCCGCCGCTGGCCGCGTCGAAGATGCCGAAGTGCGTCACCGTGCCCCAGTTGGCCGACGGCGCGGGATACGTGATCGCAATCGCGTTCGACGTGAGACCGCCAGTGCCCGAGCTGGCACCGGACGTGCCGCCCTGCGTCGCCTTCCAGTTCGTGTCCAGCGGGGCCAGATTGACGCGCGCGTAGCCGCCGCCCGCGACCTCGGTCCCGCCGCCTAGGTCACTCGGCGCGGCCGTCAAGAGCGCGACATACAGCCCGCTCGGTTTCGTAAACGACCCCGTCCGGAAGAGATGATCGATGAGTTTATTTTCGAGATAGTCCGACGCTTGTGCGGTGCCCATAGTGAATCCTCTACGCGGTGCCGAGCTGAGTGCCGGACCGAACCTGGCGCATGATGATGTCGCTGACCTGGCGCGCGATGTTGTCTGCCGTGTCGACAATGTTGAACGTGTTGTGAATCGTGACGGGGGCGCTGCTCCCGGTTCCACCGCCCCCGCCACTCCCGCCGAACGGAATCGGCAGCCGGGCAATCTCTTCGAGCTGGCTGCCCGTCGTGAAGAGCGAATTGCGACTGAGGATGGCATTCGCGCGCATCTGGTGTTGCATGAGCGCGAGATGCGCGCGGACCGCTTCGCTCGCGGCGGCGGTCGGTTGCACCATGACCTGATCTAACCGGTTGAACTGGTCTCCGATGCCGTTGACGATATCCGGCACAATCGAATGCCCGACCAGCGTGTTGTAGAGCGTCGTGAACGCGCCGACAATGCCCTCAATCGGCGCTTTGACCATCGACACCAGCTCTTGGAATTTCGTGACGAGCCAATATTTGATGGCTTCGTAAAGCTTCTGCGTCGCGGCGGATATCTGGTCCCAGTATTTATAAACGAGCGTGGCGACGGCGATCACGCCCGCGACGATCAGGCCGACCGGCCCCAAGAAAGGCAGGATGGCGTTGAACGCGGTCACGATACCCGCGCCCAGGCCGGTCGTGGAGAGTAGCGACACCAGCGACGCGAGCGAGACCAGCACCGGGGCCAGCGCCGTGCCGATAGCGACCACCCCGATGATGAATTTTTGCAACGGGGCCGGGATGCTCTGAAACAGCCCGAGTAGCGCCGACAAGTTCTCGACCAGGACGCCGCCGATCTGTTCTTGGAAATCGGAGAACTGATTGTTGAGTTGCGCGATCTGCCCGTTGTAGGTCGAAATATCGGCGGCCGCTGCCCCGCTAAACTTGTCGTTGATCTGTTGCAGCATGGTCGCGGCGTCCTGGCCGGGCTGAATGGTGTCCTGCATGACGGCCTTCAGCTTGCCGAGATTCTCGCCGCCGGTCGCCAGTGCCTTCGCGACCATGGTGGCCGCTTGCCCCAGATCGATCTTCATGCCTGACGCCAGGTTCGTGACGGCGGCTAACGCCAGCTCCATATTCTCGGGGCCGACCTTGCCGATGGTCGTCAACGTCGACTGGACGCCGATGATCGCTTCGTCGGCATAGGTGGTGGTCTTTTGAAACTGCGTCGCCAGGTCTTGATACTGCCGGATGATTTCCGGCGTGGCCTGGCCTTGCGCGGTCAGCGCGGCCGTCAGGTGTGACACGGCGTCTTGCTCTTCGGCGTAGGCCTGGATGAACTCTTTACTCGCGCCGACTACATCGATGGCGAGCGTGCGCACTTGGCCCGCAATCTTTTCGTAATGGAGGCGCGTTTGTTCCAGGTTCTGATCGACGCTCGGTCCCATCCCTCCCGCTGTTTGCTGGAACCCTTGCATCGCGTTGGTCGCTTCCGCCGTCGCGTTCATGAACGACGAGAAATCCGCGATGAAGGAGGCGGTTAGCGACACAGCTCACCCCCTGGCGCGGGCGGCGCGCCGGTCTTCGTCCTGGAGATACGCGAGCAGTTCGTCATAGACGGGGTGCGGGAGGTCTTGGAGTTCGTCCCAGGTCCAGCCCATCAACCGGCAGACACTAAAGTCCTGACGGAGATAGGCGCAGTGGTCCGGGTTTTTTTTTCTTCCGCGATGACCGCCGCGCGTCGCGTCTGGTGCTCTTGGATCGCTTTCTGGACTTCCATATACGCGTCGCTATCGATATGCGCCAACGCGGCCTTGATGACCTCGGGCGGCTGATCGGCAATCAGAATCTTGCGCCCGTCGGCATCCTGGAATGACCAATCGAGCAGATACGCCAGGACCGTCGCCAGGCCTGCCGCTATCGGGTCGAGTTCCATCGTCGGGATAGACGCCCCCGTCGCGGTCGCGGTGACCGAGAGCGGGCGCGAGGCCGCGCGCATCAGCTCGCGATACTCGCCCGCTGTGAGGTCCGTTTTGACCAGGAGGTGATCGCCGTCGCTGAGGTCGAGACGTTCGGTGGCAGGGCGGCGGACGCGAATCGACATGTCATTCCCTTTCGAGCATTGGACCGAGCTGCGCGATGAGCTGGTTGTCCGTAATCGAGAGTTTCTCAACCGGCCAGCGGCCACCGGCCGCAGCAAGCGACGGCACCACGAATACCAGCGGGCGTTGCGTCAACAGATACGCGTCCTGGCTGACGATGGCCCCCGAGACGGTGCATTTCTTGGAGGCCGGATCACGTCGCAATAGAAACGCCTGCACCTCGACGGCGGTCTGATACTGGTGCTTCACCAGACCGCGCGCCCCGCTGATGGTGTTCGGCTCTAACCTCACGGCAACGCCGCAGGCTCAAGCGTCCAGGGACCAGCGGCGACGAACGAGCCGTTGATCGTGACGGCCCCATCGGCCGGACACTCGATGCCAGCGGAGAGATAGGCCAGGCCGCTGAAGAAATGCGTCGGCGTGGTGGTCGACGGCACCAGCTTCAGCGTGACCGGCACTTCGCCCAGCGCGACGCGCAAGAAATCCGGTGACTGCTCTTCGTCCCAGACGCCTTCGATTTCGCCCTGGATGTCCGGCAGCCCGAGAACATATTGCTTGTTCGTGTCACCGAAACACGTCACGTCCTCTTTGTCGCGCTCCAGGTCGAGCGACCAGGAATTGAGCGAGCCGACCTCGACGGTCGTCGAGCCGCCTGCCGGGTCCATTTCAATCGAGCCTTTGCTTCCGTGTCGTCGCGCCATGTCGCGGTCCTTTCGTCAGTCGTTCGGGTAGTGCATGAGTTCGTATTGCCCGCCGCTGTGTTGCCAGACGGCAGAGTTCGTCGGGTCGTCTTCGAGATAGGCGATGCGGTCGACGAACTGCATATCCATCGCGGTATGGCCCGCCGCCGAGAGGTCCGGCAGCGCGTTATGCAACAGTTCGTGAATCCGCGCGGCCGCTTGTCGGGCGGGGGTGCGACTGGTCGAGAGGATGGTGGCGCGCACCAAATAGATCGAGCGTTGATATAGCGTCGCGTTGTGGAGTCCGCGAAACGGCGACGGCGCGTCGAAGAGCATCACGATCACGAACGCGGCCCCGCCCTCGGGTCGACGGAGTCCCCACCACACGCCATCGGGACACAGCGCACTCAGCGCGGCGTCGTTGGCCAGGCGTTCGACAATCGCGGCGTCGACCAGGCCCACATCAGACACGGCCATGCACCTCCAGGCCGCGCGCGCCCACGCGGTCGATCATCTCGTCGAGAAAGGCCTCACGCCCGCGCCGGAGAATCGGCGTAAAGGTCGGGTGCGGGGGCGCGTGCCGAGTGCCGAACTCGTAAAAGCCCGCATGACGCGACGTGACCGTGACGCGCGTAAACACCCGCGCGGGTGAGTTCGAACTCTCGCGCTGGACCTCGATGCTGTTGCGCAGTTCACCGGTCACGACCGGATACGCGGCACGCAGCGCGGCGGCGGTCTGCTCGGCGCGGTCGGCCTGGCGGGCGCGGGCCTCGGCCGTCAGCTCGGGCGCGAGCCGCTGCAGCTCGGCTAGGAACTCATCGATGCCGCGTAGTTTCATCTCACTGGCCATCGGTTCACCCTTGCAGGTCGGCGGCGAGTTCCATCTCCTGGCCGCGCGCGTCGATGTTGACCACGCTGGTGACTTGATACTTGCGACCCTCGAACTGCATCCGGCTCTTGGTCGTGACGCCCGGGTGGAACCGCCCATGCACCATGTGCGACAAGTGCGTGATCACGGTGCCCGCTAGAACGCTTTCAACATCGCGCGCCGTCGCGGGACGAATCCGGACATACCAGGTCGACGGGCTGAGCGGCACCCAGGTCTCGGTGTAGCCGCCTTCGCCGTCAGGCTCGGGTGCGCCTGGCTCTTCGAACATGACCAGATGTTGATCGCGTCCGATAGTGTTGCTCTCGGTGCGCTCTTTCATCAGCTCACCGCCGGATCACGCGCGCGCATCAAGAGCGCGGAGATACCGTCCCAGACTTTCGCGTCCGGCCCGAATACGCTGGCCGCGTCATCGCCGCGATGCTCGTAAAGATGCGCCAGCATTTTCAGCGTGGCGGCCTGGACCACGTCGGGGGCCGTGAGTTCATTCCACGTCGGGTCCGCGCGCGCGCCGATGTATTCGTAAATGAGCGCGCTCGCGTGTTCCAACTTCACGATGACTTCGGCGTCGCGTGCCGGGTCTGTGATGTGCAGATGCAGTTTCGCGTTGGCGAGTGTTTCCAACCGGACCGGTGGCGACGGACTCGCCGATAGTTCCGTCGTGATGATGAGCGCGCACGCTTGCCCTGTCAGCGGGAGGTCGGTCCGTAACCATTCCACCGGGATTTCGAAATAGCCGCCGCCATCAACGGGCGGGCCGGTGACGCGCAGTTGGACAAGTCTTGTATGGTCGTCGAGGTCCTGCACATACAGGATGCGCCCGGGTGGAATACCGACCAGGCTGTGATAAACGTCGCGGTCCAATGACGTTTCAGTCGACACAAACAGGCGCGTTACATCCGTATAGGGCGGCGCGGCATCGAAGCGCAACTGGCGATTGCCAGGCGGCGCGGTGGTGGCGCTGGAATATTGATATTCCCAGAACGTCATCGCGCGTCCTTACCGTCCTGGCCGCGCTTGACCATCAATTTCCAATCGGGCGATTGCCCGGGCCGACCGGTCGTGATCCGGTTGCAGTAGAACAGCGAGCCGTGATCGGTAACCAGGTCGCTCGGGTCGTAGGTCTTGCCCGCGACGTAGACGCCGACATAGTTCCAGCTCTTCCCGTCGAGACCGGGCGCGCCGGGTTCTCCTGCTGGACCCGGGGGGCCTGCTGGACCTGGCTCACCGGGCGGACCTGGTATCGGTGCGCGAGTTTCCAGGGCCGTCAGACGTTGCTCCAGGCCGCCGAGCGAGGCAGTAAACCCATCGAGCGCGATGGCTACACGCCCGGTGCCCGCCTCCAGCTCGGCGACCCGAAGCGTCATCGGGCCGACCAGGCCGCGTATCGTCTGCCCCAAATGTTCCGCGAGCACATCAGGCCGCATGGAGTCCTTCCAGAGATTTCGCCAGCGTCTCGATGAATTGCTTTTCGTCCGCGTCATCGTCGGTCGTGGTCGTGGCCGGAAGCGCGGGCGGCGGCGGTGCGGGTTTCGCAAACGGCTTATCCGCGTCGCGCTCGGCCAGGGCGGCCAGCGAGAAATTCTGTTGCTGCATGTAAGGCGTATCGCCGCCCTTCACGCTGCCGAGTCCGAACCATTTCCGCCGCGCTTCATCCGGCGACAACGCCCCCGATCCAATCGCCTCGGCGGCCGCTTTGGTCTTCGTCGCCGTCACCATCCAGATCAGGTCATCGATGTCGAACTCGGTGCCGTAGGGCGGCTTGAGTTCCAAACCCTCGTCCAGTGATTTTTCGAAATTGGTCAGCAGCGATTGGATGCACTGGGAGTGGTATTTCTGCAACAGGGCTTCCAGGTCGGTCACGTTCGACTGGTCACCCAGGTCGAGTAGCGCGGGCGGAACGTGATAGCAGGTGCAGACCTGTTGCGCGGTGAAATTCAACTGCTCGATGAGCTGCGCATCTGCCGCGCTGACGGTCATCGCTTCATACTTGAGACCCTTACCCACCACCGCGACGCGCCCGATATTCGCGCCCGAAAAATTCTCTTCCCAATATTTTTTGATACGGTCGGCCTGGTCCTGGCCTATCTCGCCAGGCGCGGTCAGCACGCCGCCAGGATGCGAGCCGCCGCGAAAGAATTGTTCGCTCTTGGTTTGAATCGTGATGCCCTGTTGCGCGGCCAGGCCACACGCGTAGAGCGGCGTGATGCCGCACAGCGGGTGGAACAGCGTCACCATCGGGTCGTGGATCATTTCGCGGGCGGGCACGACCACCTCTTGTCCCTCCGCGAGCGGCACCAGGCCGACCAGGTCATCCGCTTTGAGCGCGTAATAGACCGAGCCGTCTGGCGCGATCAGGGGCGTGACGCGCGCCGGGTCCAGCACGTAGAGCGCGGCAACGACGCCGCTGTCGTGTCGAGCCTTGAGCACGTAAGCGTTTCCGGCGACCAGCTTGGACGTGATCCACTGCTCGACAAACTTGACGATGGTTTGATAGCGATTCGGTTTGCGGAGAACCGGCGAGTAAGCGGGGTTCGTGGTCTCGGACCAGATACCGGCGTCGTCCTGGCTGACCAGGCGTAGATGCAGCTTGCCGATATCGGTGGCGATCAGCGTGACGCACCCGTAGACCGCGAAATAAGAGAGCGCGCTCGCGGGCGTGACCGGAGGCGCGTTCTCTTGCCACGCCCCCGTATACGGTTCACGCACGGCGGCAAACCACCCGCCGCCCATCGTCCCTGGTGGTGCCGAGACCGGCGTCAGGGCGGGACGGGCGCGGGTGATTTCCAAACCGAATACGCGCATGGCTTACGCGCGCTTCCTGGTCCCACCGTCCTCGGTCTGCGCCAGGCCGGTCGGCGCGGGCCAGTTCGCAGCGGTCAGATACTTCACGCCGTTGGCGCTGATCCGCTTCCAGTTCACGAAGCGTTCGGCGCGCAGCGCCACCATGTTGTTCTGGAACAGCGAGACATAGACGGTCGTCGCGTCTGCGGGCGACATCGGTGCCGAGTCCATCTGCAACGATGCTTCACGCGACGCGTCAATCGAGACGCCGCCGTCATCCGCGAACAGGATGTGCGCGGGCTGCAACGCGGTCACGTTAGCGACCGCTGTGTTCGACGTGATGAAGGTCAGACCGCGATACGTGCCGCCGTTGAGACCGACACCGGGGAACTCCGGCGAGCCGTCGAGATTCTGACGGAACGACAACGCCAGCGCATTCGATGGCGACATGATGAACGTCACGCCGTCGACCGGAATGTTGTTCGTGGCGAAGTGGTTGATGAGCCCCATGATGTCCGCCATGGGATTTGTGGTCGCGGCTGCCGTCGGCGCGCCGTTCGTGATCGAGGCCGGATTGACACCGGCGACCGCCGCGACGGCCGGATCGATGAACTGCTGATCGAGAAACTGGGCGATGCCCGCCACCATGTCCGCGCGGACCAGCGCCTCGGCGCTCGGATTCGAGAAGCGGACCAGTTCCTCCGTCAAGACGATGATGCCCGCGACCTTCGTGACGCCGAGCGTGTCCGATGCGAACGCGAGCTTCGTCAGCGGCTTGGGCTTCGCTTCACCGACCCACCCGTAGGTCCCGCCTGCCGTCTGCATCGGAATCTTGCAATTGAACGGCACGTTACGCAGGCCTGGAATCTTGCCGAGAATCGTGGCCGGGCGCAGCAACTCCAGGAAGTCGTTGACCATCGTTTGATTGACGAGCGGTTGTGCCCACGTCGCATCGGTCGTGGTCCCGGGCGCGATGGCCGCTTTGAGGGAGAGCGCGACCTCGGGGGTCGAGTCGTCCCAGCGTTTCGCATACTCGGCCGCTTCGTGTTTGTTGCCCTGGCAGACCATCAACGCCATCGCGTGACGGACGAAGGCCATCCCGAGCGGCACATTCGGCCTGACCGAGACCTGGCGCGCGCCAGGGATGAAACTCGGCATCGTGACCGGTGCCGCTTTCGTGATCATCAACTTTTCGTGATCGCGCCAGCGGGCCAGGTCCGCGTCGATGCTCTTGACCTGGGCGGCGAGCTCGTCATGTTCGGTCGACTGGTCCCCGTCGAGCGTGAGGCCATCGGCGGCGGCCTTTTCAAGTAGTTCGGTCATGCGGGCCGCTGTGGCCGCGCGTTTGTTTTCCAAGTTCTGAATGTGTTCCGTTGCAGTGGGCTGACCCATGGCGGGCCTCTTCATCGGCACGCCCGAGACGCCGGGCAAGTGATGGCCTGACGCGGCCAGGTGCGGAGCGTCGTAGGACTTGATCGTTTGGATCGTGGTCTCGACGTTCGCGGGAACCGTCACTAACGACAGTTCACAAATTTCGGTCTTGAGTAAATGGAACCCGCCCGACGCGAGCGCCTTGACGCCATCCGCCAGCGGCCGAAAGCCAATCGAGACGCCGGTAATGAGTCCGGCCTTGATCGAGTCCCACGCTTCGTTGACGCGGTCGCGGACCAGGCCAGGCGTGGTCACTTCCGGAAGCTGCGCTTCGAACGAGATCCCGCGCGCCGTCGCGGTCAGCGTGACGCGGCCGACCGGGCGTTCGCGGTCGTGGTGGAGCAGGAGCGGGAGGGGATTGCGGAAGGATGCGCCGAGCGGTTCCAGGATATCGCCGCGCCGGTCCGGGGTCGGTGTCGACGCCAGGCCGGTAATGATTCGGCGCTCGCCATCGAGACCTTTGATCGAGAGAACGGCATACGCCCGGTCGAGCACCGGACGAGATTACGTGTCGCGGGGGCGCTGAGCAGATTTTGGATTTCTAATATCCCGCGCCAGCTCGCGCCGGATGAGTTCCGGCACGCTCATCCGTTCACGCGATGCCCGCGCGTAGAGCGCGTCATACCGTCGCGACGGAAACGCGACGCAGACCTTGGTCGACCGGTCTGATGCATCGAGCGGCGGCCGACCTCGACGGTGTTGCATTAGTTGGGACGCCCAAAAATATACACCTCAACGTCGCCTTCCGGTGGCGTTTGATCACGGTGCATGGCGTCGAGTCCCATCACGAGCGCGTAAACGCCGTCGATCCGCTCGGTCGATTTTGCTTTTGATGGTTGAATGTTTCCCGCGTTGTCGGAATCAATGGAAGCGTTTGCGATGTTCCATTTGAGAATCGGATGACCGTCATGGCGGATGGTCTTTTCGAGAATCGCCTTTTCGAGCGCCTTACTCGGCGCTGACAGGGTCGCTTTGCCTTGGCGCATCTTCACGCAGGTGAACCCGTCGAGTTTTTCCAGGCGCGAGACCAGATCGGTTGCGTTCCAGGGGTCATACGCCACCATCCGCACTTCGAAGCGGTCCTGCCAATCCAGAAGATGCGCGCGGACGATGTCGTAATCGATGGTGGGACCAGGCGTCGCGACCAGGAATCCGCGACGGGCCCATTCGTCATACGGCACCCGATCACGCGCGACCCGCTGGGCGATGCGGTCCGCTGGACAAAAGAACTGCGCCAGGACCGAACAGCCGGGACCGCTCTCGTCGGGAAAGACCGCGACCACTGCGGTCAGGTCGGTCGTGGTCGACAGGTCCAGGCCGATATAGCAGCGTCGGCCCTGCAGCGTCGCCGGGTCTATCGTGACCTGGCACGCGTTCCAGGCATCCATCGCGATCCACCGCGAGTCCTGTTCGGTCCACTGGTTCAAGTAGAGCCGACGAAAGGCATTCTCCTGGCCGGGCACCTGAATCGCGCGCGCGCTGGCCGCGCGGAGTTCTTCGAGCGAGCGGAAATCTCCGAGCGCGGGATTGGCTTTGCGCCAGACCTTTTCGTCTTTCCAATCCGCTTCTATCGGCGCTTCCCAGATGATCGGCAGAAACGTGGGGTCCAGGTCCGGCGCTTCCAACACGCGTTTCCCATGCGAATACAACTCCCAGAGAATCGAGTGGCGGTCGTAGCCTGCCGTCGAGATGGCGATCACGAGCGGCTGTGCGCGCGCGCCCGTTGAAGAGGCCAGGACATCCCACAGGTCCCGCGTCGCCGCCGCGTGCAGCTCGTCATAGATGACCCGCGACGCGTTGAAGCCGTGTTTCGAATACGCTTCGGCGCTGATGGCGCGGTAGATGCTGCCGGACTTGCGATGCACAATGCGCTTCTGGGAGTCGATAATTTCGCAGGCCGCATCCAGCTCGGGGTCGTTCCGGATCATTTGCGCGGCGACGTTGAAGCACAACGACGCCTGGTCTTTATCGTTGGCGGCCGAATACACCTCGCCGCCGATTTCGTTATCGAATAACAGCCCGTCAATCGCCAGCGCGGCACATAGTTCGGTCTTGCCGTTCTTGCGCGGCATCATCAGCAGGCACGTCCGATACTGCCGAAGGCCGGTCTTGGGATTGATCTTGAAGAGCGGGCGGATGATCTGGTGTTCCTGCCAGGGTCGGAGCTGGAACGTCTGACCGGCGAACGGGCCCTTGGTGTGCGTGAGCTGGTTTATCAGCCGCACTTTTTCAGACGGAGCCGACTCGCGACGGGTCATTATTCGCTCCGGTCGAATAATTCCCGCTGGGTCGGCAGCCCATGACGGCCCGCCCAATGCTCGGCGTCATGCGCCCACGCGAGTTTCTGCGCGGCCGGACATGTCGACGCGCGCGCCGTATAGCCGCACGGACACCGCACGTCGCAGGGCTCCAGCCACGTCCCGACAGGATGCAGCCCGGCATACAAGCGCGGTGACTCGGCCATCATCCCACCAACACGCGCGGAGGTTGGGGAATCTCGCGGCCATCGTTCGGCCGCCAGAGGTGCAAGCAATGCGGATGCACGTTGACGTAGGCCGACTGCGGCGGGTGGAGCTGCATCACGCAATCTTCCGTGCCCCAGAATAGATTTTTGATGAACACCATTTCGGCCCAGTTCGGTGCGCGTCCAGGCGTCGAGACCGAGACATGCTCCCATCCGAGACCGTCGGAATACATCACCGTCAGCGCGCGGGCAAACGGACCAGGCACGCGGGCGATGCCGTTCGTGAAGTCTGCCGCCTTGATAATCCAGGCGGTCTCACCGCGATACGCGAATGCCATCAGGGTCTCGGAACTGTTGATGCTCTGTTTTGCCGCTGGCGAAACACGCCGGGCACCAATAGACAACGAGACCGGTTTTGATGACGATGCCGCCGCCTTGCGCCCACCCTTCCGGCAAGAGCGCATGTTTCATCGTCTGCGCTTTCGTGCTGGGTGCGGTCACGCCGCAGCCCGCGCATTCTACGGTCACGTTCTGTCGCGGATATTTCGTCACAGGTGCCCTCCCCATTTGCTTTCTGGTGTATCCGGCGCGGCGGTATGAATCCTGGCGCGCGAGCTGGGCGTCATCCCGAACTCGGTCAGGAAACTTTTCATCTGCGCCATGGCGTGATGCGCGATCTTCACGTAAGGCGATATCACCGGAATCTCGATGCCGCCCTTCCCGACCTTCACGACCATCCCGAATTGCCGAATGCGCTTCGTCGCAATCTTCCAGGTCGTGAACGATTCACAGTAAGCGCACAGCGCATCGGCATCGGTCTCGGTCAGCACGCCGAGCCGCGCCAGCATCGGCGCGATACGTCGCCACTCGATTTTTGCGGCGTCGTCCAGCCACTCGGGCGGCTCTAGGTTTTCGAGCGACGCGGGTTTCGGTTCCTTCGCGTTGACCGGATGCTTACGCGGATTGCCGCGCAGCAGGCGCAGCGCCGTCGGGGTCGGTTTACGCCCTTTCATGCACGACCATCCCGAGTTCGTCGGCGTGATCAGGAATCACCACGCCAGGTCGCCGGACCAGGCGCGTCGCGAATCGCTTGTAGTCGACGTGATGATGATGCCGCCCGTAGCGCAGCACCAATTTGGTGCAGTCCGGGTGCATGTCGTAGAGCATTTGCGATTTCGGCGCGGTCCCTTCGTGCTTGTAGAACTCGTCCGTGTTCCCGCCGCGCATCAACTGCGTCGAGACCTTGCGCTGCAGGAACGCGTAGAACTGCACCGTGGTCCAGCCCGCTTTCAGGATACGGAGCGAGAGGTCGGTATCTTCGTTATAGCGGCCGCGCCAGCGGAACGGGAGATTATTCCGGATCAGATTGCAGGAGTAGATCCGCGTGTTCAGGATGAACGGCGGCACCTGCGTCTTGCGCGGCGCGAAATAGTCATAGTTGGGACCGGCCATCCCGACGTTGAGGTAGCGGTCGCAAAATTCCTCCATCGCCCACCAGCCGGTCCCGCACTTCATCGTGATCTTCTCGTTCCGAATCAGCCGGAGCAATCGCCGAACGTTGTCGTCCATGACCCAGTGCGAGGTCGCGCCCTGGCTGATCGAATGGTCCCAGGCGAAATTACGCGCCGGTCCTGGTCCGTAGCTCTTGCTGTTTCCGAGCGTATCGCAGGTGTCGTAGTTCCGCTGATACGCGGGATCCAGGACCAGGACCTTGCGCGGATCGATGACGGCGCGATACGCGTCCGCTTCGGACTCTTCGACAATGATGTGATACGGAACGCCCTGGTATTCGAGCATCCGGCTGCTCTTCCGTGAATCGGCGCGGCCTTTCGACACGATGTAGAGCGGATACCGTGGCGTCATTCGGTGCGCTCAACGAAGTCTTTTTTGTCCATCGCGTGGGACTCTTCTTGAGGCGGCACCCAGAGATAGCGCACCGAGGTCGAGAGCGGCCGCCCGATCAGTTGCGCGAACGCCTCCATCGCGGCGGCATCTTTGAAATGCACATGGACCGTGTGAAAGCCGCGCTCGTCAGCTTGCGCGTATTCCGGCATGCCGCCCCACTCGGCCTGTGGATTCTCGACCTGGTCACCAACGAGGCCGAGCCGCGCCAGCTCGTGGTCAAGGAAAAACGCGCCGAGGTCTTCGCCGTTTTTCAGGTCGGCGGCCAGTTGCGTGATGTTCCACTCCGCCAGCTCCGACGTGCGGTTGTCGAACATCGCCAACGCGCGTTTCTGGTCCGGCGTGAGTCCCTTCCGACGAACAGCCACCAAGGTCTCGCCGTCCGCGTCGATGACCTGGAGTTTCGTGAGGCCTGCCGCCCGCGCGGCCTCGGTCACGCCGTTGCCCGCCAGGACCGTGTTCGTCTCATCGATGACGATAGACCGAGCCGCGCCGACGGTCCGTAAGGCTTCGACGGTCATCCCGAGATTCCGCTCAGGATGCTTGCGCCTGTTCGCGGGGTCGGCCTGGAGGTCTGCCAGCGTGGTCGGGTCGGTCTTACCTGGATGTGTCATCGGTCTTTTCGCTGCCCCGTTGAGAAAAAAACGCAATTTCG